TAAGTATATCGGTTCCTAATGTTGACCATTTTAGTCATATTATGTTCCACGTGGAACATTCACAAAGCGAAATGCAAGTTGCCAGTCCTCAATGTTGATAGTGTGCCACACCAATTCGGGTATGTGCTTGTCTCTCCATGAGTCAGTTCTAGGGATTTCGTTAATAACATTCTCAACATTGGCAAAACCCATGTCATTGAGTAGGGTTTCAACACGTTTTTCGTGTGCATTCCAGTGATGAGGTGCGTTATCCCACCATGGGGCATCACCAATGTCCTCTGGCTTCATGTGTTGGTGCTCTAACACTGCTTCAACCAACCACCAAGGTAACTTACCTTCATGCCACATTTTGATGGTTTTGTACGCATCTGGGCACACAATGAGCATTGGAGCACCTGGTTTAGCCACACGGGACATGTCACGAAGGAATGCTGGTACTTCAGCCCATGCAATATGCTCTAAAACGTGGCTCATGAGTACTGCATCAAAGGTATTTTCCTCAAATGGGTACGGTTCACCTGGTTTTAGCAGTACATCTGGTCTAGTTTCTTCATTTTGCCATACGTCGGTGTTCACCCAACCATCGGCATAGTGCGTTCCGCAGCCTGCGTTGAGTAATTTCATACAGTTAGTATAGAAGGTTTATTCAGGGAACGCTTTTTTAAGTACACGGAATCCTTTAGAAGACACAACCTCCTGTGCGTTTTTTGAAGCATATTTCATTGGTCGTACCCATGTGGAGTTGGTATCCTTGGTATCTATAGGGTGTACAACGTATACATTACCTGGAGTTTTGTTTCCTTCTTCATCAGTACGGTGCGAAAAAGCGTATGCGTTAGCCCATGATGTTGTTGCATGAGCAACTTTCTTTGTTTTTGGCACAATCACGTCACCTTCAGAAAGTTCATGTGGGGAACCATGATATAACTCAGTTATTTGTATTTTGCTGTTGTTTTCATGTAACAAAACAAATGGGTCAAACTGTACGCCTAGTTTTCTAAGTGCTGGTTTTTTTGGTGTAACCATTTATTCAGTATAGGGCTATTTGGGCAGTTGGGCAGGGTAGCCGAATTTAGAATAGGGCTATTGGGGGGGTTGGTGACCATTGGCTGGTATGCCCTACCCCCCTACCATGTGACAAGCGCCACTAAAGGGTGGGGGGGCTACCCACCTACCCCATAAGTGCTGGTGTCAAGTGACATCTATCACTTGACACCAGCGGTTGGTTGGGGGGACTGTTAGAGCGACTGGGTGACTGTCTCGCTCTGTGCCTGTGCCTGTGCTTGCTTCGCCTGTTGCTCGGTGATGTACTCGTTCACTGCAATTCCACGCTCACGCTTTACACGAGCCTTGCCTGCCTTGCTGGTGAATACCCACTCCAAGAGAGCGTCAGCGAGGCTCTGTGCGTCTGCTGTGTCCAGTTCCAACTGGTCAATGCGTGAGCCTAAGTCGCTCTCGCCCAACGCTTCCTCTACTGCTTCCTCTACTGCACGAGCGAACTCGTAACTCTCTACGGCTTCACGAGCGATGTCGCTGTGGTCAATGTTGTCAGTGACTTCCTGTACGATGTCGCTGATGTCCATGTCTGACTTGACCGCTTCCACGATGTCGTCAATGTCCAACTCCCCTGTGAGGGAGATGTGTACCTGTGCCATTGTTACCCCTAACCTTCTGCCTTTCGGCTGTCCTGCGAAACCCTGTTGCCTCGCACACTCCACAATAGCCTCTGCGCCACCTTTGGGTCAAGTGTCATTTGTCACATATGTTCCATGTGGAACATTTGTGCCCGATGTCACACTCCCCTACATTTGGGGCTATGTGGCAAGCGTCACACTTGTTTGGGGGATAGGGGTAGGGGTCTGCCTACCTGCTACCCTCGCCACCATTGTTACCTCGTCACCTGCTCACCTGTCCCCATGCAGTACGGACTGCGCCATGTCCAGCATGCGCTCTGTGAACGCCTGCATGTATGCGCTCTCGTATGCGTCCAGCGTCCACTCGTCCCATGTGCCCATACCTAACTCGCTTAGGCTCTCGCCTGCCCACTCTCCAGATAGAGGCGCTGGTAGTTCCCAGACATCGCCTAGCGTGCCTGTCTCGTAAGCGTCTAGCCACTCCTTAGCGCTTGCTGGGTGCGTCACCTCGTCCCGATACATCTCTGCACGCTCTAGTCCGTCCTGCTCGCCTCGTGCGCGTGCGTGCGCTTGCGTGTGGTCGTGCGTGGTCGTGGTCGCCTGCGTGGTCGTGTGGTCGCTCGCCTGCGTGGTCGTGGTCATGTCCTCTAGTCCCATGTGATTAGTCCTGTGGTTGGGTCTGTGTAGGTCGGCGCTTCCTGTGTGCCCTCGTCCCGTGTGGTGCGTGCTTTCAAGTTCCTCACCTGTACTAGTTGCGCCAGCACGATGTCTACGAGCGTCCTAATGGTCTCGCTTGCGTCCCTGTAGTCCTGCGCTGTGTACTCCAAGCCTGCCTCATGCTGTGCTTCGCCTACACTCTCTAGGTACTGGGCAAACTTCCCTACAGCGAGCAAGTCGTCCAACTTCTCCTTGTTCACCTCGTACCATGTCTCTATGGTGTCAGCGCTCATGCTTTGCCCCCTGTTGCTTGTGCGTGTGCCTTGCGTGTGCATGCGCCACAGGGTAGCCCTGTGAAGTAGCCCAATGGGTCGTTGTGCCCACACTTGGCGCTCATCTTGTCTACCAACTCGTCCAATGTCAGACTGTTGTAGTAGTCGGCTTGCTCTTTGGTGAATATGGCTCTCTCCTTTGTTAGTTGCTCTGCGTACACATTAGTACAATTCTTGTGCTGGGGTCAAGAGGCGTATGTCACACGCCCCTGAATAGGTAATTGCCCAACTCGTAGATGTCGCCACTTGCCTCTAGGTCACGCTGGTAGGCGCTGTAGTCAATGTAGCGCTCTAGGTCTCGTGGCACATCAAATGCCATATGGAACGCTTCCTCTGCAAACTCTGCAAGCGTGCCCTCTCCAATGTAAGCCTCATAGAACTCGTCTACCAAGTTCTCACACTTCTCCAGCGTGTCAGCGTGGCAGTTCTCGCAATACAGCGCAAACGCTTCTGCTTCGGGCATGGCTTGTGCCTCTGCTACTTGCTCGGCTGGTGTTGCTTCCATTTCTTGTAGGAACTCTGTGCGTGTTGTTGTCATGGCTTCCAATTTAGTCTGCGTGAGAGGCTGGGGTCAAGTGACACTTGTCATGCCTCGTCACAGGCGAGCAAGCCTTCCAGCCAACGGTACACCTCTTGGGGGCGTGCCTCTGCGTACTCTTTCAGAGCGTCTGCGATATAGCACAATTCCAAGTAGCCCAGTACTGGCAACTTATCCAGTATCGGCTCGCCTATGGTGTCCATGCCTACCCCAATGAGGTCTAGGTAGACATTGAACGGGTTGGAGTAACTGTCATAGTTCGTACCCCAGCGATAGAGCGCTACGGTCTCCTGCACATAGTCGGGGGCTTGGTCTAGGTAGTCCCACACATTTACGGTTTCGGTTTCGGTTTCGTTTGTCATGGCTTCCAATTTAGTCGCTCGGTAGGGCTGGGGTCAAGAGACACTAGTCACACACAGGTGCGTAGGTCACAGTCATGCGTCCACCTGTAGGTGCGTCATGGTGCGAGAGTACGCACTCCAGCGTGCGTGTGGTCGCCTGTGTGGTTGCGTCTGTGGTCGTGCTAAGTGTCCAACTCATGTTGTACTCGCTGTTTGGTGTAATGGCACGCAGTAGTTCCTCTGCTGTGCGTGCTACGGTCACACCTGTCACGCCACCTGTCCATGTAGGGTAGTCAGTAACTAGCCACTCATCGGTAGGGTTGTCGTCTACCCAGTCCTGCATGCAGTTTGTCCAGTCCTCTAGTTGCTCGTCCCAGCAATAGCCGTAGCACTCGTAGTTGTTGTCCTGCTCTTGCTCCAGTTGGTTACAATTACAGGCATTGGTCATAAAGCCCGTAAGTGCTAGGCGCTCGCCTGTAAGCGTGCGTGCGTATGTGTGGTCGTTTGTGCGTGTGGTTGTCATTGTGCTATCTCCTCGTGTGTCTTGTGTGGTAGTCCCATGTAGTCCTGCTTTGCAAAGATAAGTGCGTAGGTCAAGCGATACATTTCGCAAAGTGTGTCGTACACTCCTCGTACATATGGGTCGCTTGGCTCTCCGTCCATCAAGTTTGTATTTTGTGCCTCGTACATAAGGTTTTTTAGGTGTCCATGCAAGATGTCCATGATGTCCACGCCTTGCGCCAGTAGTTTGGTGGTGTTTGGTGGTGGTGTCATTGTGGTCATTGTGGGCAGTCCTCGTAGGTCTTGTCTCCGTCCTCACATGCACACCAGCCAAAGATTTCTACCTGTGTGGTGTGTGTGAGGTCTGCCATTTCACTCCAACTGTATGACAGTTGGCTTGGGTCTGTTGTTTTGTCCATGCCGTCTAATTTAGTACAAACTACATGCTGGGGTCAAGAGACAGTCGTCACAGCGTCCCACTCGTGGCGTGTGTACGCCATGAAGTGTGCGTCTGCTAGGTCGTGGCTCACAGCGTCAAGATGTTCGCCAGTCTTTGCGTCATACAGGTCAAACCATGAGTTATTTACCCAGTCAATGCGTCCCTCGTCAAACAGGTCTGCTAGTTTCTTGTCTGTGTCAATGCCAGCCTCAATAAGGTCGCTGGTGTATCGCCACACACTCGTCTTTGGTTGTCCAGTATTCATGGCTTCGGCGCTGTCCCATACATGGATACGCATTTCACCATCGCAATAAATATCTGTGCTGTATGTGCCAGTATTTACTGTCATTACATGCGTGCTGTATCCATGCGTGTGGAACGCTGGGTCTTGCTGGGTTACTGTTGTGATGTCCATGAGTTCAAGATTAGTACTTTCGTAAAGTTCGGGTCAAGCGACATGCGTCACATGCCTCGTGTGCATGCGTGTGGTCGTGCGTGCGTGGTCGTTATCCGTAGACTACTTCGCCTAATGCCACAGCCTGTATGATTGCGTCACAGTCGTATGCGTCCAGCGTGCATGCCACATCGTCTACTGCACTTTCAAGGATTACAGCGCCTACCAACTGTAGTGCTAAGTTTGTTGGCAGAATATCTTTGTGCTTACCTTCCACCAATTCCAGCATGTATGTAAGTACATCTTTGCTGTGAATATGTATAGGCATGGGGTAATCGTCTGACTGTATGGTTGCCCGTGTCGTTGGTGGACTGTTGCTCTCCCAGTCTGCGTCACGCCATTTATAGTTTGTGACACTTCCCCACATGCTGGGGTAGCCACCTTCAATGGCATTTATTACAATGTCTGCGCTCAACTGCTCTAATGCACGCATGTGTGTGGTTGTGCGTGTGGTCGTAAGCCATGAGAGGTCTGCTGTTGCTGTAGTCATGTCTAAAGTTCCTCGCCGTTTGCCATGTAGACAATACGCTTCATGTGTATCTGTGGGAAGTCCCACTTGTGGGTTTCTTGAATAACCTCAATGAGGTCGTCCATGTCAAACTCGGTAATGCCACGCTTCTCCAGCACCTCAATGAGATATGCAGTCTCATATGTCTCTATGTGCATGGCTGTGATATTTTCAGGTAGTGCGCTCATTAGTTATCCATGTCCTTTGGTGTGCGGTATAGTTCATTTCCGTCAGGGATTGGTGAGTACATAGCCAAACCACATACTGCGATTGCGTAGTCAGAGCGTTCGCTGTCTGCCCAGTTGTCCCAAATATCCCAGTCCTCTGTTGTCCACTCTCGTGTCTCTAGGAACTTGATTGTTGAGTAGTCACTACCATATGTTCCAGTATCGGTGTCTACCCATATTTTCCAGCCGTTTGTTGAAATGTTAGCCATGCTTACTCCTTTGTTGTGTCCTAGTACTATCTTAGTCAATCGGTAGTGCTGGGGTCAAGTGGCGTGTGCCACAGTTGCCTTGCATAGCATGAGAGGCAAACTGCTGTGTCGTTGTCCATGTCCATAGTTTCAAGATATGTAGACGACACATTTATGCCACAGACTAGGCACTCTGTGGTGTACTCATCGTGAGTAATCATACTGCTGTGCCCATCTTTACTGGTGCTGATAACAGTAATTCTGCATATAGTGGTGACGCATATACTTCACCATGCTCTGTAATGGTGTAAATAGCCTCGTAGTACCTACCACTTTGCACTCGTGCGTCAAGTGATTTACCATGTTTCCAGTTGTCTTTCACAAACTGAACTGCCTCTGCCACATCGTAAAACCACTCCTCTTGTGAGTTTGCGATTACACGGATTGCTGGTGTGCCGTACATCTTTGGCTTCCTCATTTTAGTACCCCTTTGTATCAAAATAGTCTGCATTGAACTTGCCTGCGATGTAGGTAGCCTGTCCCACTATCTGCAAAGTGTCCTGTTGAATAATGCTTCCACAGTCGTAACAGACATAGAGACCGTCCCAATCTGTGTCAGGCTCACGGATTACTCCGTTGTGGTGACAGGGATAAAAACCTGATTGACTAGGGTTATTGCCACAGCCACACTCCCACCAATCTGCGTACTCTGCGTGTATGTATTCAAGTGTTTTCATGCGCTCACCACTAAACTGTTGTGGTAATCACGCACACATGAGTGGCACAAGTAGTCGTCATGTGGCTCTGACCATGAGGGCATGTATGCGCTGTGGTCATTACGGAAGTTGTCGCCACATACTGGGCAAGTTCCGTTGGTCTCGTTGTCAATGAGTTCCTGTAGTTTTTGGTCGGCGTACCGATAAAGCATTACTTCTCCTTTGTGTCCTGATAGAGAGGCAGACTGTCGGATATCATCTGCCTCTCTACACCTTCAACTTTAGTGCTTCTACAATGCTGGGGTCAAGAGACTTCTGCCACACCACACAGCACATCTAGGAATTGCACAAATGCGTCCAATGGCTCTGCTACATCGGGATACACAATGTCTGCGTCCCTCACCATTTGCTCGTAGAGTGCTTTGTCCTTGACATGGTAGTAGTTGCTTCCACCGTTGCCAGTATTCTCTACTTCACAAATTGTTTTACCGTTGCGCTCAATGCGTGCAGTCCAATGAACACCAGCAAGTCCTTCAATCTCGTCAATGATACTAAATGTGTAATCACCAATAACTAAATCGTTAGTTGGTTGTGGCACATAGAACTTGTAATCATCGGGAATTAGTTCGTAATACATTAGTTTCCTGCTTTCACTATGATGTTTTTTATATAACAGTCCTCACACACACGGTCTCCATATGGTGTGTATAACCCGTGTCCGTCTGCTACCTCACGCCCACATGTATCACATGCGTACTCGCTCGCCCGTGTGGTCGTATTGTATTCACACCAGCGTGCATGTGTCTCGTTGTTACGATGTCCACATGTAGGACACATGTGTAACTCATTAGTCATATGTGCCTTCCAAACCGTTGTCAATGAATTGCGAGTCGTAGATGTTCACATCTACTAAACCTAATTTAGTTTCTAAGTAGTTCGCAATAGCCTGTTCCATGTATGTGGCGCTGTTTTGCAAACTATTGCTTTTGTCTGTAGAGAACTTGAAGGTCATGTGTAGATGTGCTTCAATGTCCTTGTGTGTCACGACTGGCTCATCTCTAATGATGTATAAATCATGTTCATGCAAGACTCTAATTCCTCGTCCAAGTTCATTAGCATTTCACCACGCCACTCTGATTGACGGTCATAGAGTTCGTCATACTCGCAGTCCTCTGCCAGTTTTTCCCACAACAAGCCTTCCTCGCTGTCGTCAGGTGGATTAGGGTCAATTTCCTTTTCTGCTACTGTCACGCCTTTGTAGAATACAAAGAAACATGCGTATGCGTCACTCTCCTCTGTGGTGTCCATACCAAACACTAAGTTAGGATAGAGTTCAGAGATTTTACGCAACAGTCCTACTGGTGGCGACCATGCGCTCTCACAATAAAAACAAAACCTGTTGCTTGTTTCGTCCCAATCATCGGGGTCTAAGCGCACATCACATGCGCCCCACTTGGTGTCCCAGTTTGCATTTGCCCAGTCATACCAGTCCTTTGCACCATACTTGTCAAGGTTTTCGGCTTGCTTGGCTTCTAATGCAATCTGTTCGGGCTTCTTAGTGCCGTCCTCTTGTAGGCTGTATCCACCTGCCATTGTTTCGTACAGTTCAGTAGGACATGGGAACAGTTTGTTGAGTGAGTGTTCATATGTCACTCCGTCAATCTCGTACTTGTTGTAGTTACTGCTGTCCTCTTTAGACACTACTTTTGTGTCCTCAATGAACTTCAAGATGTCCTGTGGCTTACCCTTTACGGTAATGTTGTTGAACGCCCAATTAGGCATAGTAGTTTTCCTCGTCTTTCAGTTTGATTTTGTATTGAAGTAACTCTACGGACTTGCTTGTGTCCAGTTGTCCGTCTTTGTCACACTTGTACGCAGTAGCACGCAACTTATCATCGCCATAGATGTAGAAGTTGATTGCAAAGTCTGTACCGTGTGGGTAGTACCACTCGTCATGGTCTCCGTAAAACTCATCGTTGGCTTCGTCCCTCATGCGAGAGATATAACCCTCTGCAAAGGTTGTAAGGAACATGAGTGCTTGTGGTGTAATGTCCATATAGTCAGTTTAGTACTTTGTAATAGTTCGGGTCAAGAGGCGCTTGTCACACCACAGGGTCTTGAAAAGTAGTGTCGTCTACTTTTATATGGTGCGCCATAATCTTGTCCGATGTTTCACTCATCGCCAATGATGTCACCTCACGACCAAAGAGCGTGTCCTCTACGGTATATACAAGCGTGTGCATGTGACGCTCGTACTTCTGTCCGTCAGGTGTGTAGCACTCCAATGCCACTTCCACACGACTACTAATAGGTACTACTATTTTTGTTGTATTCACTTGCTGTCTCCTGTTGTTGTTGGTTTTATCTTTTGTCCCACAGTAATTTTCACTCCTGTGTAACTCACGCCTTTACTGCTTACATATGGTGGAATAAAGAATACAAAGTTGGGTTTGTGTCCATAACAACCACCTGCGCCTTCCATGACAAATGCGCTAACAATAGTCTGACGATTTATCTTGTCTAAAAAACTCTGACTAAACTTCTCTGCACGCACATGCACCATTGGTATGTTTCCTATGGCTACTTTCCGTCCCCACATGAAGGTATCTGCATACCCGTCTACAAACTCAATACTAAGTAAGTGCTTCTCAATGTATTCCTGTATGCTGTCTAATTTTGACAATGCGATAAGCACCTGTCGGTTTTCTTGTTCAATGTGAGGCTTATCTACAAACCAACTATCGGGAACACCTACATTGGCAATACCAATGTTCCCTGTCACGATGTTGTTATCTCCAACCACATTTCCAATTCCACTAGTCATTAGTCTCTCCAGTATTTATGTACTGATATATAAGTTGGTCAATGAAGTTACCTACTCGTTCCAGTAAGTACCTTCCTTCGTCTGTGCCGTTCTCGTAACGGTCTACAATCATCGCCCAATCCTTTTCATTTTCTACATCAGGGAAGTAATCTATGCCCCAAAACTCAAAGATAATATCGTCTGTTGGCTCATAGTTTTTAGTAAGCACTTCAATGATGTGTTTTACTTTTGTCATTATTTTGTTTCCTCTGTGTCTAACAATGGCAACACTTCCACATCTGCGTAACTATTCTTTGCGTCTGCTAGGAATATGCCTTTGTGCCTAGCGTTGTCTATGGCTTCTTGTTCGCTGTCTGCTTCAATGTCAAAAACAGTAACAAGTTCCTCAATGTATGAAATACGGTATGTCATGCTCATGCGTCAATCCACTCTAAGTCAATGTTGTATAGGTACACCACATGTCCTTCAGGTGCGTAGAACTTTATATATGCACCTGAAAAGTCGTCCTCAAAATCCTCATTGACACTCCCAATGTATTTGAGTTTGGACAAATCATCTTGCCCATAGAATTGGTTTGTATTGACAGACGGAATAAACAAGCCTTCTGCAATAAGGTCAGGACGGATTACATATGTCATTACTCATCGTCCATTTCAAGTTCTTTTGGTAGTTCAACAAGTTCATATACAACTTGCTGTAATACCTCGTTACCCAATTCAACAACTCGCTCGTGAACATAACCGTTCACTTCGTCAAGCGCTTCGTTGGCTTCCTGCTCTGTGTAATGTGGGAACATGGCTTGAACATCGTGCCACGACCATTTGACAATAATTTCGTTAGACATTAGAACTCTCCTTGTCCTGTAATGGCGTAGTTGAGGTTTGACCACACTTGCTCGTTCACGCTGTCATAACCACCTTCTCCGTCAAACTCGGCTACTGCTTCGTTCCACTTGTCCTCTGACACGATTACATTGTCCGTGTCTGTGAACAGGTTGCGCTCCCACCATGAACATGCAATTTCCTCGTCAGGGCTTAGTTCACTAAGTAACTCAATGACTTTGCTTACTTTCATATAACGCTCCTTTTGTTGTGTCCTATAGATAGTTTAGTTTGTGCCCAATACTGGGGTCAAGCGACAGTCGTCACTAGAAGTGGAAGTCCCACACAACGGCATACTGTTGGCTTGGGTTGTCTGCACAGCGCTTACGAAATGCTTCTAATTTGCTTGTGTACTCAACTGTGTCGTAAATCTGTTTGTCAGGGTTATAGATATCACTAACTAATTCCAATGCCCTAGTTGCCCTGTATAACTCAAGACCGTACTTATCGTTCTCGTGCATAAGAATAATTTCAGAGATAGTCAAGTTAGCAACCTCTGACAGATAGCGCTCTTTGGTTGCTTGAATAGTCTCTTGGAACTCTTGCAAGTGCTTGTCAAACAGTTCAGCGTTCTCTGCGTAGCAAACGGTATCTTTACCGTCAAACATGCCTTCCCAGCGTCCACCAACTTCTGACCAATCAGACCAATCGCATGGTGATGAATACTCACCTTGATTGACCCACAAGTTCGCCATAGTTACTGCGTCCTCGTGGCTCTCTGCTTCTACTAATAACATGTGTGGTATGTGCATAACTTCTCCTTTTGTTGTGTCCTAGTTTTATATTACTTGGTAAGTAGTTTCTTACCAAGTTTCTTTCGCTCGTGTTCGGAAGTACCACCCCAAATGCCTTTGCATTTGTTGTCTAGTGCATACTGTAAGCAATTCATACGAACTGCACACTTCATGCAATACTGCTTCTTTATTTTATTTGCCAACCTCGTTTGTCCTGCTTGTACGAAAAATACATTTGGGTCTAAACCCCTACAGGCGCTCTCTTTGCGCCATGTAGGTGGTTCGGACAACACTTCATAACTGTCGTACTTGTCTAGCGTGTCATAGTTCAAGGCAAGGTTTGACATGGTTATGCAAGTACCAAGTCTTTCGCAATACGCATTACTTCTGCGTGTGCAGTCTCTACCTTGCCAGTAACCATGTTCATCATGTTGCGCTCAACACGGTTGTTGTCTTTACCTGACACATGCTGTGCGTAGGTTGAGAACGCTTGACTTACTCCCAACAAACTGCCAGCCCATTGGCTCACACGCTCATCGTTTTTATACAACCAGCGCAACTGCTCTTGCTTGTTCTCTGCTTTAGAGATTGACTGCTGGCGTACTTCTCCCTCTGCGCCGATAGGCACAATGCGATTGACAATAGCGTTCCACTCTGCGTCAGATACTTTGGTGTTTGCCAATGCAGTTACTTCAGCAACAACATTTGCTGTGCTGGATTGCAAGATACCCAATGCTTCCCTCGCACGACTAATGCGAGACTCGCTGTTCTTGCTGTGGCGTGTACGGAAGGTTGGTGTGTCCTCACGCATGGCTGTCATGTGCGTGTTATCGCACACTACAAAAGTTTGTACTAACTTGTGTGTCGTTGCGATACTTCCGTTGTGGCTTGTTGTTGCCAACAACTTTGGACGGACATCAAATCCTTCCAACACGGTGACATTTTCAGGTGACTCAATAGACACCCAAGCGATAGCGCCACCTTTCAAGAGACCTGCACTACCAATCTGCAAATCATCGTCCAGCATGTTTGCTGTGTCCTCTAAGAGCCACTTGTCAAATTGGTGTGGCTTGTAAGAGTCCTTGAATACTCCCAATACATCTCCGTTGTCTGAACGGACGATTGCTTTACGGTCTGCAATCAACTTCTGCTCACCCGATAGTTGAACGAATAGTGGGGCTTCCTCTGCCTGCCAACTAAATAGACGGCGAATTACATCTGCTACTGGAATTGCGCCTGCGTAATGGTTTGACTCCAAACCTTGCGATTGCTTCTTGTAGTGCCATGCGTAGCCTAGTTTGTCAGTAAAGCCCACTAGGATTTGAGTGTTGTACCACTCGGTGGTTTCCATGCCCATGTCTTACTCCTTTTGTTAGTTTTATGTTTGGTGATTACTACTTTAGTACTTTTACAATGCTGGGGTCAAGTGCCATATGTCACCTGCGCTGTTGTTGCTTTATCCACAATGCAATAGAGTAAAAGGTCAGGGCAATAAGCGCACCTGTACCCATGTACCTAAACCCTATTGAATACCCATTATTGACATTGAGCATGCAGATGAGCATGCCAAACAAAATAAATGCGTATGCCTTGAATAGTACTGTGAACATTTATACTCCTTCTATCATTTCTTTTATTACAAGTGCGGTCACACTTCCAGCGTCAGCGTTCAGGGTCTCTGCCCAACCGTCCAATACTGCGCTCGTGACTTCGGCTTTACTGTTTAGGATTTTCCAAATGCGTGAGTCAATCGTGGGACGCTCTGTGTCTACAGCCGTCATTACCCATGCCACTACTGGCTTCTTTTGTCCGTAGCGATACACACGGTCAATGGCTTGCTGTAGTTCTGCTGGCGACCAGCACATCTCTGCAAGGACGACATGCGAACATGTATCTGCCAAGTTCAATCCTTGTCCTGCGCTGATGTATTGACCGATGAATAGTTTGGTTTTACCACTCGTGAACTTTTGTACGGCGCTGTCCTTTGCTTCGGCAGTCATGCCACCCTTGACCACTACTGGTTTATGTTCAGCGAGTTTGTCACGGTACTCTTGTAATACTTTGGTGTGCCAACCAAACAGTACGACTGACTCACCTTCTGCAAGTAATGACTCAACATGTTCAACTACTGCACTAACTTTGGCTTCGCCAAGTATTTCACGCAACTTTGTCATGCGTGTAATTACTTGTGCTTTGCTCGCACGCTCCCAAGCCATTACGCCGTATTCCATGAGTATCCATGCTAAAAAATCGTCCTCTGCTTTACGATACACAGACATCGCAGACGCAGACAATTCAAGGTCAATGTTGGCAACACGCTTTGGTGGCAAGTCTTTCAGCACATTTTCTTTTGTGCGCCGTACCATGCAAGTGCCACGCAGAGTGCGATTGAGTTCCATGATGTTGGTAGCGCCTCGTGCAGACGGGTAGTTACCCACTATTTGGTAATCGCAATAGCGCCGTAGGAAGTTTGTACGACTAGTGAACACGCTCTCTAAGCGTCCAATGATTTTCAATGGGCTAACAAGTTCACTCGGACGATTAGGTGTAATAGTTCCTGACATGAGAGCGATAAGCCCGTCTTGTGGGATTGTACGGGCAATCATATTCACAGCCCTTGTTCGTTGCGCCTTCTCGTTTTTTACAGAGTGCGCTTCGTCCACAATGAGATACTGGAACTTGTTCACCAACCTGTTTTGCCAATGAGTGATGATTGAGTCTGATATGACCAATACATCTGATTTAGGAATTGAACGGTGGTCACGACCTGTCACGCTCGCAACTTTCAATGACGGTGCAAACTTATGGAACTCACGCATTACTTGTATGCGTAATGACGCTGGTACAACTATGAGTGTTGTATATTTCTTGTTCTTTGCGTCTAATGCGATAGCACATGCCATAGCCGTCTTGCCCAAGCCCATTGAGTCTGTAATCAGTACTCTGCGAGTAGTCAATGCGTATGCCACGCCTGCTCGCTGATATGGCAATAGAGCATGCCCGTCCTCTAGGTCAATAGGGGTTGTACCGTCTGTGGCTTGTGACAACTCAATAAGCGCCTCGTCTACCAATACAACCTCGTCACGATGTAGTGTCGTGCAAAATGCTTCAAGGTCTGCACGCAAGCGCTCTGTGTCCCAGCGCAGTTCGGGCAAGGTCGTCACGCATGGACAGTTGTCGCTGGCGTGATAGGTCTGCCAAGCATTGTCATGTAACGCCAAGAAACCTTGCCCTGCTGACACAGGTTGGTCACATAGCCAGCATTTAGCCTTGCGTGTATTGACAATGATTTTGGTGGCGTGCATTGGAATATGCGCCTGTGACATTTGTCGGGATACAGGTAGTTTGGAGAGATAGTCCAAAAGTTGCTCTGCGCCCTTGAACGACAGCGAGTCAAGGTCTTGTGCAATCAGCCAATCGTCAAGGTCAGCCTCGTCAATGCCTAATGGCATACAGCGAGATTGCATGGCAGTCAAAATTAGGGACTGCTGTTTTGGGATAATGCCTGTCACGCCGTCAATTCTACGCTCTGCACAGAGTTCGGGTCAAGAGACAGATGTCACACTATTTTAGAGTGCAAGCAATTCACTCCACGCTTCAACACCAACTCCGATGTCTCGCTTCTTGACGAGTTCATAGAGTGCGTCACCTTCCTCTGCACGCACCTTCGGGTCACGCAACGCTTTCAAGTTTCGTATCCAATCTTTTGGACGCTTGGCGATGCGTCCCATTTGGAAAGACTCTTGAAGCGATACATATGAAGGAAGCGCAGACGCTATCCAAGGGATACCCGAAGCGGAATACTCCAGCAACTTGATGTCGCTCTTGGCGTGATTGAACGGCACATCTCGCAGCGGTGCTATACCAACGTCCATGCTCAACAGCGATGGGTAATTCTCAGGGTCGGTGGCTGGGACGTTTGTGACTTGCTGGTAATCCACGCCAACTGCTTCAGCGAACGACGGTGCAGACAAAGAGAACCCGCTGTGCTGAAGTGAAATCTGTGTGGTCGTACTTAGCGGAGCAAGTATTCCACGAAGGATTTCCAAATCCCCACTTCTGTGTGCGGTTGAACCTACCCAACCAACTTTGGGTGTGGTCGTTTCTGTGTGGTCGTGTTTTGTAAAACGCCTTGTGTCCACCGTGTTTGGTAGTAAAACAACATCACATTTGGGATTCCATTGAAGGATGCGGTCACGAAGGAAAGGAGTAGACACCGTGATGATACTGCTGGCGCAAACAATCTTTTTGTAGAAGTTGATGTTTTCTTCCTTGTTGTACTTGGGGTGCGATGTTTTCCACGCCATATTGCTTGGGTCAAGACCCCAGTACCAGTCGTCTACATCGTTGATAACTATTTGACCAACAGCACGAGCCATTTTTGTGTGGTCGTCTAATCCCTGGTGCATGAGTCGTTGCGTGAGGATTACATCTACATCCATCATTACTCCATCGTCAGTCATAATCTTGAACGAGTCGTAATGCCAAACCAACGAACCAACAACTACTTCAGTGGGTAGGTACGGAACGTACTGACCAAAGCGTGCCCAGCCTGAACCGCCCCAGTGAGCGTTTCCATCTCCTGAACGTGATGCCGATATACGGTCACCACTTGCAATACCGATACGCATTAGTTATTGATGTTTAGATTACGGGTAGCCCATTTAGCGATGTCAAGACGATTCCAAATTGGGGTTGCTGCAATTTTGATGATTGGTTGTGGGAACTCAGGGTTCTTACGCAGAGCATGGATGCGCTGTTTAGCGATACCCAAAATCTCTGCCACCTCTGCTGTTCCACAGATGTTTTCTGATGCAATTAGTGACATGTTGTTCTCCTGTGTGGTCGTGTTTTACAAATTCCAGTTTCCTAGACCGTTGGACGAGTTGTCCATAAGGTACTTGGCAACCTTGAGGTTACAATCTACATCAAGTAGTAGCCTTAAGCCACCACCACAGACGTTTTTTGTTACCGTCCTCCAACTACTGTTTATTTGTAGAAGTCCTGAGTCAAAACTTCCGTCCTTGTTTAGTGTCCATACGATTTTGCCATTACGCCATTTAGCGTTTACTGCCGATGGGTTGCAACGGGATTCACGCCAAGCGATGTACGAAAAGGTGTCCACAGGCTTGAGGTCGTACTGCATAAACAGGTCCTCAAAATGTGGGCAACGCTTACTTTGGTCTTTTGGTACTCCCTTTTGAATTACCTCTGGCACATCTAGATTCCTCTGTGCCACTGTCACTGCATAGTTTGCTGATGGTATTGCCTCTTGTTGAATTTCTGGGGATTGCACTCCCAATAGTGCTGTAAGCACGACTGATAGGTGTATTGCGACTGAAATTAACGAGCGCTCTAACAATATTCTCTCCTTGATAGGGGGATAAAACAAAAACCTGCAATATTTGGGACCGAGGTCTTGGTATTGCAGGCTTGTTACAAGTTTACCCTATTCAAGAAGTAGTGAAAACCTCAGTTTGGACAAATCGTCAATCGGTTCACCTAGTTGCGGTAAATATCCAAGAAATAAACGCTTTTCCATTCTTGTGTCGTGTGCCACAAGACATTCGTCACAAGTACATCCTTGTCTGTATCTTGTATTTGTTCCATGATTTTTAAGTGCAGTCTTTTTTACTTTATCTTTATAAAATACACTGCGCTCGTTTGGCGTGAGTCCACCCCACATGCCCCAAGTTTCATTTTTACCTTCTTCTAGGCATTGTTCCCAAACAGGGCAAGTAAAGCATACTTCTCTACCAATTGAGTAGTACTGTTCTGGAGAATCGGACTCCATCGGTGGATACCAGAATTCACAATTAACCTTTTTACAAAGAGCCTGCTCTCTCCAATCATCTACCCAGTTCAACTTGTTGTCTTCAATTCACTGAGCATTCTGTTTACAGTGGCACTAGTGTTTTCAAGCACATTAACGGCATCTGTGAACTTCTTGAATATCAATATATTTTGTCTTGCTAAATGGTCATTAGTAATTCTTAAACCACGTAGTTCATCAAACATTGTTTCCCATCCATCTACGATCAACTCAATCATGGATAGTCCAGTCTTTTCTGAAACTTCTTTGAGACTGTTTGATGTACGCAAAGCACCAACTAAACTAGACAACGCTTGGTGCATTCGCTGATTTTCAGCAAGGGACATTTTCTCTAACGCTGATTTCATTTGTCAAACTTCTCCAGCGTTTCATCACGACGCACGCAGTCCCAACCACAGGCAGAATATCCAGCGATGTCTAACCAGTGGTCTTCTTTTGTTGGAGTCCATGACAACCGAGATACTTTTAACAACATCATCAATGCGGCGACATCATGGGGTTCAAGCCATTGAGCGTCACGCTTCTTTTCAATGCGTGAAAGGTACAGATTCCATAACCCAGCAGTCATGGCAAAATCATCTAGTGGGTCTCCGTAATCTTCGTTACGGTCTCCGTCTACAAGTTTTGCGGCTGTGTTAAGGAAACGAGTGCGGTCTGTTGGCATGGAATCTCCCTGTTGTTTATTTGTTCTACGAGTTGTGCAAATTCTACTAGATTAGTGACTCTAGGGGAATTAGGATGGTCAATATTCCAGGGTTGATTATAAAGGACAGTGAGCACACCTGCACCTTTGAGGTCTTCGTAGTAATCCACATGGTCTTCAATAGCCATTGCTGTCCCTGTAGCCACGTGTGCCAACATTGATTTTTTAGACGTGAAGTACAGGTTGTCAGGGACTAGGTAATGATGATGTAACCAATCAGCAGTTTGTTTCCACGCTGTCGTTGGTCGTGCTGTCATTACATGAATTCGTACTTTTAATTTACGAAGTAACTCCCATCCAAGATATGAACCTTGCATTGGGTAGTGGGTACTAAACAAGTTGTGAGATTGTGCACCCTCATACAACCAACGATGGAAGGTTTCGTCTTCTATACCCCAATCACGGTAAAAGTTCCATTGTTGTGGCTCTGGGAACTTTCCATCTGGCATGCGAATACTGCAATACTCCCTAAAGGCTTCTACGAATGGGTACATGACTCCATCTAGGTCAATACCAACATCAGTAATAGTTTTAATGGTTGGTTGGGACATAGCCCTCATTTGGTATTTTGTTCATTACTTCTAATTTGTGGGCATGTCGTTTGGGGTTTTGACAGGTTGGAGCAGTAGATGGGCGAACATACAACCACACACGCATCTGACAATTCGGACACTGGTAGGCGTACATTGGCTTTTTTTGAGACATTACTGTTGTTCTCCCAAATCAATTATTTCGCTGTACATAGCGTCAGTAGCCGAAGGGCTTAGTCCTCCGTTCGGTAATTGTTTTGCCGTTTCCCCTGCTTTAGTCCCAAAGAGTCGTGACAATACTCCACTAGAGCCTCGTGCCTCTACCTCAAACCGAACCAAGTCACGGGTGTCAGAGATGTTCTTAAATTTCTCAATGAGGTCAAATACCCTGTCCATTTCAGTAGACAGGCTGGAGTCAAGACCCTGACCTTCTAGTTCTTCAGCAAAGCGAGCGAACATCACACGACCCAACTGCATCTCCACAATTGCCCGAAGTGCTGCCTGAAGTTGGTCTTTAGTACGAATCTCAATTGGCAACTTAAACGCACATTCAGAATGTTCCTTGAAACTAGGACAACGAGAGGCGAGATAACAATTATCGCACTGCCGTAAAGGGTCAGCGTTGTAGCGCAAAACGTTGACCTTTTCAGGCTGTAATTCTATAGATTCCCCTTCATTATCAACGATTTGCGAGCCTATTGAGGTAATGGTCTCTACCCCCATTACAGGTAATAATAGGCGCTCACTCTCGTGCCGCTTCTCAGGCTGTGGGGTAATAATAGAGGGATACCCTGAAACCGCATTTGGGGTAGTTGGGGTAGGAGGTGACATAATAATTATGTCGTCGTTTTCGTCGTCATTGTCGTTCATGTTAGTGACCTCATTTGTAGGGTCATAGGCCCCAAATACACGACTCTCGTAGGCTTGCCAAGAACGAATTGCGAGCATGCCAACTGCTTCTACCTCATCATCCATGAGAGATTCATACTGAATTCCTAGACGCTCAATGTCTGCTTTGTGACGCTTCCTTGATGAGTCTTTTTGTTGTGCTGGGTATCGGCGCAAGCCATGACCGTCCCACACTTGTGTCTCTCCATAACGGATAGCGCTTGTCCATGAGCCTACGACTACCGTATCCCATTGGATACCTTCTATAAAGTCAGGCTTAGAGGTCAAGCCAACAGCCTTTACAGACCATCGCTGGATTAGCCCGTTAATACGGTTTACGATTGCTGGTGTAATGGCTTTATCGCTGATAGCGACCCGACCATAGCGTTGGCATAGGTGGGCAAGGCGTTCTAGGTCTCCGTCATTCCATACGGGAATATATTTATCTCCTAGCCAGTTTCCGTCATAGTCTGGACGACCAACAATAAGAGTAAGTTCGTCTGAATGCTGTCTTAGGAACTCATCAAAGCGATGGATGTCTTCATCGTTTTCAGATGTGTACAAAAGTACTTCCCCATGGTTAAACATCTCTGGGAGCGTCAATATCTTTCGTTTAGGGATATTGAAATGGGTCAGGTTTAGGGCGTAACGCTGAACATTGGCAGACACCAGCATTGAGCGGTGTGTGCCTTTTTCTGCTCCACCAAAGAATATTTTCATAATGGTAGAACAATTATAGGAGTTCGTTCTCCCACCCATGCACCGAGGCAGTTGTAGTCAATGTATTCCATTGCTTCTTCATCGGACATACCGTCACGTTCCATGAGTATCTTTACCATGAGTTCCCATGAGTACACAGCCAAAGTGGGGTCGTTAATACGTTGGGAGTATCCAATGATTGCATCATCAAACCCATCCATCAACAAAATGTCTTCTTCTAACTCTGCTAACAATTCCCTATTCAATTTCCGTCCAAGACCTTTCTGCTTTTAGTAATGCTTGACCATCTATTTCTTCAACTAATGATTCCCACTGTTTTATTTCTCTGTCCTGATTCCATTCAGGTCTAGCAACATAAGGAACACTTACCAATAGAGATGGTATACCTTCTTTTAAGGTTAGCGCAACCATCTTAGGGTCTACGTCTATATACCAATCAACACGTCCCATCCCTGCATAGATTGCTCGCACACGGTCTAAGCGGTTGTCTACTCCAGTGTCTTGACTGAAGTCAATAGAA